GATGTATTCTTGTCACCGAACAGCATCACCGCCTCCACCTCCTCTCAGCACTCTTGGAGGGCCAGCGGGTCGGCAACCCGGCCAGCCGATGCAGGTGCTTCCCGGCAATCCACACGGTGAAGCCCCGCTGCCGTCTTTCCGAGCTGCCACCGGGTTGTCTTACAGTTTAAGCCTCAAAGTCCCCGTAACCTCGTTGGCTGCGCCGATGGGTGACTGCAACACCCTCGGCACCTTCCCGGACGTGTCGGATTTGAACCGCTCCGCGTCGCAGCTACTGCAGAGCCGCTTCACTCGCCCTCCGATCATTGTCGTGTCGGTGCTGCGTCCGTTGTTCCATTCTGCGGCAGCTTGACGACCTTTAGATTCAGCTTCGCCCCCGCCTTCTTGTTCAGGAAGTCGATCAATGCGAAGGCCTTGCCCTTGTAGCTGGTGATGAACCGCTCGCCTCTGCTGCCGCCTTCCGTCACCGGCGTCTTCCGCATCCTTGAGCGCCCGTCCGCGTCCTTCACACGCTCATACAGCACGATGCCATATTGTTGATACCTCACGGGGTTGTCCTCGTCCGGGAGCAGCTCGTATTCTTCGACCTCCGCGTTGGTGAGCTGTCGCCGGTAGCAAACCCAGCCCCAAATCTCCTGACAGATTCCGTCATGCCACATCTTCGCGTCCAACGAGACGACGGCGTGCGCGTCATTCGGATGCGCTCCGGGCGCGGGTGGCCGCTGGGTGAGGTAATAGCCGAAGCCGTCTCCGAGTACTTGCCGGGCGACAAGCGTCATGGCTCGAATCTGCTGCCGCGTGTCGCCTGCGCTCATGTGATTGTCTCCCTTCGCGTCATTTTCAAATCCATTATAGCAACTAATGGCAACATTGTCAAGATGAAAATTGACACCAATAGTGGATTTTTACACAAAAAAATTCCCGCCATGCAGGCGGGAAGGTCAATCTTCGTCTTTTTCGTCGTCGTTCTTGGGTTTCAGCCAGTTGTCGAGGAAGGTGATCGCCTGTGCGCGGGACAGGTTCTCGCGTTCCTTTGAAAGCTGAGTGTATAGGCTCATTGTCATGCGGATGTCGCTGTGGCCGAGGTAGTACATGGCAGATTTGACATCGACCCCCGCGTCGTAGAGCGCGGTCGCGTAGGTGAACCGCAGATCGTGTCCACGGATGGAAAACCTCTTGCGCTCCTGCGCCTCCTTTTCCTTCTGGCCCTTCTTCTTGTCCTCGCAATCCTTCCGGCGTCCCTGCTGGATTGGCGGCTCGCCGTTCAGAATCCGCTCCATCGCTTGGTTGAAGGTGCGCATCCCCCACGAATATGAGGATTGCGTCAGGCGCACGCCGCCCTTGCTGTGGCACACCGGCCCCTTGCGCTCCGCCTCCGGCACGGTGGACAGCGCATCGAACAGCTTGTCGCAGATCGGCAGCGCCCTCGTCCCGGCCTCTGTCTTGGCGGAATCCTTGATGACGGCCTGATTCGTCACGATCTCGGCGGCACGCTCGACGACGATGTTGCGCTCCTTCATGTCCACGTAGTCCCAGTCGAGGGCCACCAGCTCGCCGCGCCGAAGCCCGGCCAGCAGCATAATCATCACCCATAGGCCGCTGTTATAGACCTGCCAATTCTCGAAGATCAGGTCGATCTCCCACTTCTCAAGCGCCCGGTGCGTCCCGCTGGTGCCGTTCGGCAGTTCGAGGTCTTCACTTGGGTCGTCCGGGAGCACCTTGTTCTGCCGGGCCTTTCGGAATACCTGCTGAATCACCATGCGGTACTTTGTGAGGGACGACTTCGACATTCCTTTCATGGTCAACAAGCATCGGTACAGGTGGATGTTCTGCACATCCTTGATCTTCATGTGGCCGATCTCTGCGTTCAGCCGCCCGACGTATGTGTCATAGGAGACCTTGTTCGTGCCCTTGATCTCGGAGCGGTAGGCGTTCATCCAGATGTCCGTCCACTGGCGCACCGTCATGGTGTCGGCGTACTTGTGCAGGCCAATGGCGCGTTCCTTCTCATACTCCCGCTTCTTCAACCGGGCCTCCACCTCGTCCACGCCGGTGAACTTCTTTCGGATGCGCTTGCCCTCGCTGTCGCGCCCATAGTCGCCGTAGACGACGAACGGCTTGTTCTCACTCATTGCCATCACCCATGAGCCTGCGGGCGTCCGCGAGGAGGTCACGCAGATGGCCCAGCCGCGCCGTGTCCGGCGACGCGAGGAAGAAGGCGAGCAACTTGTCCACCTCCACGAGCAGGCTGTCTATGGTGGCTTTCTGCTCGTCTGGCGCACGGTCATAGTAAAGCTCAAGATCGTAGAACTTCTCGGCGACGCCGGTGCGCTTATGCCAGCCAGCATTGTCGTCCATGCCGAGCAGGTAGTCAGTCGTCACGCCGAGTGCCTGCGCGATCTTCACCAATACTTCATAGCTGGCATCCTTTCCCATCTTCTCATACCCACCGATGGCCGACCGGGTGACGCCTGCGCGATCTGCCAGATCGCCTTGAGTAATCCGCTGCCGCCTGCGGGCCTCATACAGCCTCTCACCGAAAATTGACATAATGCAAAACTCCTTCCTGTTGACAGATGACACCATCTGCGTCTATAATAGTCTAAAAAATGCTTCTATATGAAGCGGGAGGTGATACAATGAGAACCAAATTGAGGGATGCGCGACGCCGCGCCGGTTTGACGCAGAGCGACATCGCGCTCACACTGGGAGTGTCTCGCAGCTACTACTCGCAAATCGAGTGCATGGCGCTGCACGAAACGGAGGACAGCCTCTTTGAAAGCACCGAGGAGCCGAGAGTGCCCGGCAACCCCTACATCCGGGAGTTCGGCAGGAAAACGCTGGCCGAACGCTGACGGGAAGTTTACTGCAATTTCTTCCCTTCATATTGTCCTACATATTGGTCATACAGTGGATTTGTCCACGTTTCCCCATCGAAAGTCTCGTATGATACCACGATGGCCTTGACTGTGGCGACGCCCTTCACGGATTCGTCCAGCTTAAAGCCGAAGTTATCGCCATACGTGCTGCCCGGCACCATGTTCACGCCGGTGTAGTTTCCTTGCTTGACGTATGCACCAGCGCTGAAATCGAACTGCGTCTTAATCAGCACGGGCAGGTTGTTGGCGTCCCATGCCATAAACGCAACCACCACATCCTTCACATCGTCCTCGGAATTGTTGACGATGGTCGCTTGAAGCAGATCTGGATAGAGTGATTTGTACTCATCCGACTGGACGATCAGGCTGGCGCTTCTTATATAGACCGGCTGTGCGGACAACTCCGCATAGAACGGGTCGTTCGCCTCCTCCGCAGCCTCCGAAGCTCGCGCTGCTTCGATCTCGTTCTCCTTTTCAACGAGCACTTGGCCCATCGCCTTGTAGAACGCGGTAACGCTATCGTAAATGTTGTTCCGCTGCTCAACGTGCGATGCAACGATGCACTTCTCCGCATCTTCCTCCGTGAAGTACCGCGCATATTCTTCCCCGCGCAGCACATAAATCTGGTTCAACTCTGCGTCGGCAAGAATGATCATTTCCTTCTCTGTCTCTCCGACCAAGCGCTCGGTGATGCCGCTGATGATGGCCGCATAGCTTTCCGCAGCCAGTCCCTCACAGGAAGGAACGATGTAGGTGACAGTGCGAACACCAAGCCACTCATAGAGAGCAGAACCGCCCTCTGCGCAAAACTCCAACACCTGTTCTGGACATTCCCCGGTGAAGTCATAAGGGGTAGCGCCTACATACGCATCCTCCGCAACAGCCTGTGTTGCGCAGCAAATCAGCAGAGCCAAAGTAATGACGATTGTAATGACTTTTTTCATTGTAGCTTCCTCCTTAACGTGGTCGAATGGGGTATACGTTGCCGAATATCGGTTCTCTATGTCGCTGTCTTTGTGCTATCCCCCTCCAAACGTGCTTTTTGATACTCCCCGTCTACATAGGCATCGACACGTGCTTTTCCGCCGAAGTCAAGGCATCTATAGCGCTTCAACAAACCTTCTTCCCTTTCCTCGACATCGAAAGAACGCCCTTCAAATTCAAGTAGTTCATTCGGCGTCATTTCCAGAAATCTACATATAGGGACTATTAAATCCCAAGAAGGGTTTCTGTTTTCCTCTTTCCATGAACTAACCGTCTTTGGACTGACGCCGATTGCCTTTGCAAACTCATTTTGCTGCACCCTTCGTTCTTTAAGCAACGATAGAACCTTTTCTCCAAGTCGCATGCACAACACCTCAAAAAGCAAAATAAAGTCTACATTTGGTATTGACAAAACTACATTTGTGGATTATACTGTCCCCATAACAGCTTGACGGTATTCCACGGAACACGCAAACGGCGCAAACCGCGCAAGATTGCGAATCAGTGCTAAAAACCCAACTTCCATTATACCGTCAATTTCAGCCGAGTGCAACGACAAGGGGGTGACATTTTATTGACCGAATCAAGCAAGCGGGTTTGGCTTCGCGCCCTCCGAAACGGTGCGCACATGACCCAGACCCAAGCGGCGCAGGCGGTCGGCATCAGCCTTGACCATTACCAGAACATCGAGTATGGCAAGCGCAACCCTTCAAAGAAGGTCGCCGGGCGGCTCTCCGCGCTGCTGGGATTCCCCGTCGAGTTCTTCGACGTTGAACGCGACGCATTCAAGCACCGTGAAGTTATTGTAGCACAGACCGAGTGAGAGGTGAAGGATTTTGAATGTTGGAAAAACCTTTGGAGAACAACTCCGAGAAGCGCGTTTGAACGCTGCGGCCTACAACGAGAAGCTGGCGACCCAGCAGGGTGCGGCGGAGGCGCTGGAAGTCTCCTCGCCGGAGACCATCGGGCGGTGGGAACGTGACGAGGTGCTGCCGAGCAACATCAACGCACGGCGCATGGCGCAGCTCTACAACACGCCGGAACTGCTGACGAGTTACTGCGCCATGATCTGCCCTATCGGCTGTGGCCGCGTGAACCCGGTACAGGACGAGTGCTTCGAGCGGACGGCCATCAAGCTGTTCAACGAAGCGCAGGGCGTGGGCGACGTGGCAAAGGCCCTGCTGCAGATCGCGTCGGATGGCCGCGTGAGGCCGGATGAAGTTACTGCGTTCCAGAACGTGGCGAAAAAGCTGGGAAGCCTCAAGGCTGTCATTGACGCCCTGCAAATCTACGCCGAGAAGCACAACCTGTAAATGGAGAACGAGAGGATGTTCGGAATATTCAAGAAGAAGTCGCGCAAGCG